CTTTTTTTCTCTTGACATCTCGTACTGACTATGGTAGCGCCCTCAGGTTCACTCAGGTTTATCTCGTGTTGTCAAGTGTTGACACGAGTGGCGATGTGTGCTAGGAAAAATCTTTTGTTGACATGAGGGCCGGGATGTGCTAGAGTGGACGGGGGAGGGCTGGCGTCACTAGTAATAATTGTAGTAGGCACTCCCGTACATCAGAAGTAAAACTAGAAAAACCACAGTAAAGCTAGTGCTTACTAACATACCTAACCTCTTGATAACAAAAGAAAACTGCGGGACTATAAATTAACACATAAAAGGACTTGACAAACACAGAAAAATATGCTATAATGATAGAGTATTCTTTAGAAAGACTAGAAGGTAAAATACACACATGGATATTGATAATCAGCCACCTAAGCGCAAGAGGGGTAGACCTAGAAAAACAGATGTAGTCTCTAAATCTAAGGGATCTAGAGGTGCTGTAGGTAGACCTAAAGGTGATGCAGCAGTTATCAATGAGTACAAAGCTCGTATGTTGGCTTCACCCAAGTCACGTAAAGTAATGGATGCTATCTTTGATGCAGCTTTAGACGATGAACACAAGAATCAAGCGGCAGCATGGAAACTAGTGATGGATCGCATGCTACCCTTGAGTTACTTTGAGAAGGATAGCGCCTCTGGTAGATCAGCGGTATCCATAACAATCTCAGGTATCGGTAGCGGAGCAGTAGAGACCGATGTGACACCTAATGATCCTATAGAAGGAGAGTATACACAGGATGTTTAAGTACTTCACCAAGGACGAATTTGTGTGTCAAGCCACAGGCGAGAATGAGATTGAAGAAGAATTGATTTTTGCACTAGATGAGCTTAGAGAGCACTGTGGTTTCCCATTTGTAATCACAAGTGGCTATAGATCACCTGACCACCCTATTGAACTAGGGAAAAACACTCCCGGTACACATGCACAAGGCATAGCAGCGGACATAGCTGTGTCCTCTGGTTTACAACGGTACACTATAGTAAAGAATGCTATTAAGTTAGGTTTTACTGGAATTGGTGTAGCCGGAGGCTTTGTGCATGTGGATATTAGAGCCACTGATACACCTGTAATGTGGACGTATAGTTAGTGTCTACTAACAGAGAATACCTGAAAACCCTAGCACAACAAGAAAATCTAAATTGGGACGGAGATCCTGAGTTGGATGTAGAGTACGAGTGTGCAGAGGAACAAGACTTAGATGAGCTAGTGGTCAAGTGGTTCTATGACTGAACTAAACATACAACTGCTGGATTGGCAAAAACAAGTCTGGTCGGATGACACTAGGTTTAAGATTGTAGCTGCCGGTAGACGGACAGGTAAGTCCAGAATAGCAGCATGGATGTTGATTGTCAATGCCCTACAGGCAGACAAAGGCCACGTGTTCTATGTAGCTCCTACACAAGGGCAGGCCAGAGACATCATGTGGCAAACACTATTGGAGCTAGCGCACCCTGTTGTAGCCTCCAGCCACATAAACAACCTACAGATTAAACTGGTCAACGGTGCAACCATAAGCCTCAAAGGTGCCGATAGACCTGAGACTATGCGTGGTGTGTCTCTAGCCTTCCTAGTGATGGACGAGTACGCCGACATGAAGCCAGAGGTATTTGAGCAGATCCTAAGACCTGCCTTGGCTGACCAAAAGGGTGGTGCGCTGTTCATCGGTACACCTATGGGCCGTAATCACTTCTATGACCTGTACAAGTACGCAGAGCTAGAGGACGATGAGTCCTATCAATCATGGCACTTTACAAGCTACGACAATGAGCTACTAGACCCAGACGAGATTGACCTAGCTAAGAAGTCTATGTCATCCTATGCCTTTAGACAAGAGTTTATGGCATCCTTTGAGGCCAGAGGCTCAGAGATGTTTAAGGAGGAGTGGGTTAAGTTTGGTGAAGCTCCTGACGTAGGTGACTACTACATAAGCATTGACTTAGCTGGTTTTGAAGACGTAAGTAAAAAGAGAACTAAAAACTCTCGACTAGACGAATCAGCAATTGCAGTAGTGAAAGTCAACGAAAATGGCTGGCACTTAGAGAACATTATACACGGTAGATGGGACTTAGCGGAGACAGCTAGGAAGATCTTTGAGGTTGTGCGGGACTACAGGCCCATTAGTGTAGGCATAGAGCGTGGTATCTCTAAGCAGGCGGTTATGTCACCATTGATGGACTTGATGAAGCAGCGGGGTAGGTTCTTTGTTGTGGAGGAGCTAACCCACGGCAACAAAAAGAAAACAGACAGAATCATGTGGGCCTTGCAGGGTAGATTTGAAAACGGTCAGGTTACTATAGGCAAAGGTGAGTGGAACAGCAGATTTTTAGATCAATTGTTCCAGTTCCCTGACCCTCTGACTCACGATGACCTTGTGGATGCATTTGCGTACACAGATCAATTGGCTAAGGTGGCCTACAGTTATGACTTTGAGATAGACGATCTTGAGGTCTTGGACGTTGTAACAGGATATTAACATGGCGAGAGCAGGAACTAGGGCACGATCTCAAGGTGCTAAACGTAAATCTAAGTCAAGAGTAAATGAGGCTGGAAACTACACAAAGCCCACCATGCGTAAAAACTTATTCAACCAGATTAAGGCGGGTGGCAAAGGTGGTGCCCCCGGACAATGGTCGGGACGGAAAGCCCAGATGCTGGCAAAACAATACAAAGCCAAGGGAGGAGGATACACATAATGAAAGGAGTATCCCATTATACCAGAGAAGGCAAAGAGTGGACAGGAAACACTCACAAAATGCCAAACGGACACTTGCATACGCATAAGTCCCACGGCAAGACAAGCCAGCGTTTGTTTCACTTCAAAGACCTAAGCAAGGCTGCGCAAAAGAGAGCTAAATAATGGCTCAGCTTTGTAAAGTATGTGCTGTATTGGTACTGCTTCAGGGCTGCACTTGGTACGGGGAGTTTGAACACCTCTCAAGCATACCCAACGGTACGCCTTTTAACAACCTAAGTGAAACCTCTACAGACATTGTATGGACAGGCTTAAAGATAGAGAAGAATACATGGTATGTAGACGGTGCTTTAGGTTACGAGACATCCTCAGAATTTGAAGGACGCAATCCCTACGGTAGGATCAAGATAGGCAAGGAACTTAAAACATGGCACTAAAGAAGCCACAACAGTCTTTAAAAAAATGGACTAAGCAAAAGTGGCGCACAAAGTCAGGTAAGCCCAGCACTCAAGGTGCTAAAGCTACTGGAGAACGCTACTTACCATCAAACACAATTAAGTCTTTATCTCCGCAAGAGTACGCAGCCACCACTAGAAAGAAAAGACGAGACACAAAGGCCGGTAAACAGTTCAGTAAGCAGCCCAAGCGCATTGCTTCTAAGACTAAACGCTCACGTTAAGGGTAAACAGTATGGATTATGGCGACAACGACGTTCTGTCAAGTGACGAACACCTAGAAAACTGGGTAATGGCTAAGTGTAACTCATGGCGAGACCACTATGAGTCCAATTATGCAGAAAGATTTGAAGAATTCTACCGTTTATGGCGTGGAATCTGGGCAGCAGAGGACATGGAGCGCAAAAGTGAGCGTTCACGTATCATTTCCCCTGCATTACAGCAGGCTGTAGAGTCTAGTGTAGCTGAGATTGAGGAGGCCACCTTTGGTAGAGGCAAGTATTTTGATATTACGGACGAACTTGGCGATGCTGAGTCGCAAGATGTCGTGTATTTACGGACAAAGCTGCATGAGGACTTTGAAAAGACACAAATTCGCAAGCAAGTAGGCGAATGTCTCATCAACAGTGCAGTATTTGGAATGGGCGTGGCTGAAGTAGTGCTAGAGGAAGTCAAAGAGATGGCTCCTGCTACACAACCCCTCATGGACGGGCAGCTACAGGCAGTAGGTGTAAACGTCACAGACCGCACAGTAGTCAAACTACGCCCTGTACTACCCCAAAACTTCCTAATTGACCCTGTAGCTACCTCTATACAGGACGCTATAGGCGTTGCTGTGGATGAGTTTGTGCCCCGACACAAGGTACAGCAGCTACAGGAAGAAGGGGTCTACAGGGATGTGTACGTAGGTCAGGCGGCTAGTGACTATGACCTAGAGCCAGACCAAGACCTTACTAGCTACGATGAAGACAAAGTACGCCTAACTAAGTACTACGGTCTTGTACCTCGCTATCTCTTGGAGATTGGCGAAAAGGAAGCAATGCTCAATGATGACGAAGATATTGCAGATATTGAAGTAGAGGAGCCAGAGAAAGACGAAGATGAAAGCTATTACGTCGAAGCTATTGTGGTTGTGGCTAATGGAGGCATCCTGCTAAAGGCAGAGGCCAACCCGTACATGATGCAGGATCGTCCTGTAGTTGCCTTCCCTTGGGATGTAGTTCCCGGTAGGTTCTGGGGCCGTGGTGTGTGTGAGAAAGGCTATAACAGCCAGAAAGCACTTGATACAGAGCTTAGAGCACGTATTGATGCCTTAGCCCTAACTGTCCACCCAATGATGGCTATGGACGCTACACGGCTTCCTAGAGGCTCTAGGCCAGAGGTACGCCCCGGTAAGATCATTTTGACCAACGGTGATCCTAAGAATGTACTGAATCCATTTAACTTTGGTCAAGTCAGTCAGATTACCTTTGCACAGGCAGCGGAACTACAGAAGATGGTTCAGATGTCCACAGGTGCTATTGACTCCGCTGGTATTCCCGGTAGTATCAATGGTGACGCTACGGCTGCTGGTATCAGTATGTCCCTTGGTGCTATCATTAAACGGCACAAGCGTACCTTGATTAACTTCCAACAGTCTTTCTTGATTCCATTTGTCAAGATGGCTGCTTGTCGCTACATGCAGTTTGACCCAGAGAACTATCCTGTCAAGGACTACAAGTTTAACACTACGTCTACTCTAGGTATCATTGCTCGTGAGTACGAAGTAACACAGCTTGTACAACTGTTACAAACGATGTCTCAAGACTCCCCACTGTACAACACGTTGATTCAGTCAATCATTGACAACATGAACTTGTCTAACCGTGAAGAACTGATGGCTAAACTGGCTCAAGCAGAACAAGCATCACAGCCCACGGAAGAACAGCAACAGGCACAACAAGCCGCTGTACAGGCACAGATGGCCTTCCAGCAATCACAGACAGCAGCACTCAACGGTCAGGCACAAGAGTCTTCCGCTAGAGCGCAAAAGATTGCTGTAGAGACACAGCTTGCACCGCAGGAGCTACAGATTGACCAGATTAAGGCAGTCACAGCTAACCTGAAGGCAGGTGACCAAGAGGACAAGGAGTTTGAGCGCCGTATGAAGATTGCTCAGACATTCTTGAAAGAGAAAGAGATTGAACTGAAGAATCAACCCCTTAGACTACAACAAGGATAAATTGATGGTCGTAACACGTACAGAACTAACTCAGATAGTAGATCAAATCAATAAAAAGTTTGATGAACTAGAATCTAGAATTAAAGAGTTAGAGGCGAAAAATGTTAAGAAACCACTGAACAAGAAGGCAGCGTAGCAATGGCTACAAGAGCACAGACTAAACGAAAGAGTAAGCCTATCCCTAAAACCACAGGTAAAGGAGGCAACTATCGTTCTACTGAGTCTGGCGCAGGCATGACTGCAAAGGGCGTTAGGGCGCATAGAGCCGCTAATCCCGGTAGTAAGCTCAAGACTGCTGTTACAGGTAAAGTAAAGAAAGGGAGCCAAGCCGATAAACGTCGTAAATCTTATTGCGCTAGGTCAGCAGGGCAACTAAGAAGAAGTTCCGCTGAAACAAGAAATGACCCCAATTCTAGAATTAGGCAGGCTAGAAGACGGTGGAAATGTTAATTGCCTCAAGGAGATGATTATGCCCGGATACGGTATGGGATACGGTAAAAAAACAATGAATGGCAAGAAAAAGAAGAAGCCGATGATGAATGGCACAAAGAAAAAAATGGGCGCTCGTAGGGGCCGATAATGCTGATTGAATCGGTTGCAGCAGCCAGCGCCATCTTGAGTTCCGTGAACTCCTTGATAAGGACAGCTAACGAGTCCGGGCAGGGTATCCAGCAACTTATGGGCACTATCAGCGACTTTGGAGAAGCCCTAACAAACTTTGAAGTAGAGAGGAAGTCTAGTACGTTCAAGCCTCTTAGCCAGAGCGAGATCTTAAAGCTCACTCAAATTAAGAAAAGCTATGAAAGATACTGGAAGGACGTTCACGATCTACTACTAGTGGCAGACCCAGAGACTTTGGAGGCGTTCAAAAAAGCTAAGGCAGAACAGGAAAATGCTCGACAGGAGCACCTGCGCCTTATAGCCCGTAAAAAGAAAGAAAGAGATAGGCTGATACAACAAGTGACAGTAGGTTCTCTTGTGTTTATCTTGGGCGCGGCGATTGCAGTCGGTGCATTATCTATCGTTATAAAAACATTTAGTTAAAATAACTCTTGACAAACAGTCAAAAATATGCTATAATGTATAAGTATTCTTTAACAAAGGTAAAATACTATGACTAAAGAGTTAGAAGACTATTTTAACAATTACTTTGCTATGTTTAGATCAGAAGGCTGGAAGCAGTTAATCTCTGAACTAAAAAGTAATGTTGGACAGATCAACTCAGTCGAAATGACTACGGATAACGATAACTTAAACTTCCGTAAGGGACAGTTAGCTATCCTAGCAACCATATTGAATCTTGAAACACAGATTGATAGGTCTTATTCTGAAGCAGAATCAGAGGATACTGAGGAAGCTCTAGATGAGGCTATTTGATTTTAGATGTCCTTGTGGACAATTATTTGAAGATTTAGTTAAGTCTAGTGTCACAACTTCTAGGTGCAGTTGTGGCTTGGACGCTAAACGTGTTATCTCTCCAGTACGATCTAATCTTGAAGGCATTAGCGGAGACTTCCCTGACGCCGCAGATAGGTGGGTCAAAAAACGAGAATCACACATGGCATATGAGCGAAGGCAAACCTCTTAGAGAACCTTCATAATAAAACTCTCCACAATACTAAGGTACGGAGTTAATAATGGCTAAGATTATTGAACCTGAGCGTCAACAGGATAATCAAGACGTAGAACAACTAGAGACATTTGCAGAGGAACAGCAGGAAACTCCTGACGTACAGGAACCTGAGATTCCTGACAAGTACAAAGGTAAGTCTGCTGAAGAACTTGTACAGATGCACCAAGAAGCTGAGAAGCTATTGGGCCGACAGAGTTCTGAAGTAGGTGAGCTACGTAAAGTTGTTGATACGTATATCCAGACACAACTCACAGAAGATACTAAAGAAGCACCCCAACAAGACGAAGAAGTAGATTGGTTTACAGACCCTGATAAGGCTGTAGATAGGGCTATTCAAAACCACCCTAAAATTAAAGAAGCTGAAGCCGTAACGCAACAGTATAAAGCAACTACTGCACTATCAATGCTCCAACGTAAGCATCCTGATATGCAACAGATATTGCAAGATACTAACTTTGCTGAGTGGATTAAAGCCTCTAATGTTAGGACTAGGCTGTTTGTGGCAGCAGACCAGCAGTACGATAGTGAAGCCGCTGATGAGCTATTTAGCTTATGGAAAGAGCGTCAGAACATTGTACAGCAGACTGCCGCTGTAGAGGAGCAATCCCGTAAACAAGCAGTTAAGGCAGCTTCCACAGGCAATGCTCGTGGTAGCACAGAATCAGCACCTAAGAAGATCTATAGACGCGCAGACATTATTAACCTTATGAGAACAGACCCTGATCGCTATGCTGCTCTACAACCAGAGATTATGAAGGCATACGAAGAAAAACGGGTCAGATAGTATATCTTAGGAGATATTTATTATGACTGATTCCACATATCCCGCAACTGGCGGGTTTGTTGACAATACTAGCGCAGCTACTTTCATTCCAGAAATCTGGAGTGATGAGATTATTGCTGCATACCAAAAAAACCTTGTCTTGGCAAATCTTGTCAAGAAGATGTCAATGGCTGGCAAGAAAGGCGACACAATCCATGTGCCTAAGCCTGTCCGTGGTGATGCACACGCTAAAGCAGAGAACACTGCTGTAACGGTACAGAACGCTTCAGAAAGTGAAGTTCAAATTTCAATCAACAAGCACTTCGAGTACTCTCGTTTGATTGAGGACATCACCGACGTACAAGCTCTGGCATCTTTGCGCCAATTCTACACGGAAGACGCTGGCTATGCTTTGGCAAAGCAAGTTGACACTGACTTGCACTCTTTGGCTACTGGCCTTGGTACTTCAGGCACCTCTTCTTCAACTTACGCAAACAATGCTGGTACGTTCTACGTAGACGCCTCTAGTGGCCTGTCTACTTATGCGGTTGACACTGTTGTTCCTGCCGACGTATTTACTGATGCAGGCTTCCGTGGCATTATTCAGAAGCTGGACGATCAAGACGTTCCAATGGAAGGACGTAACTTTGTTATTCCTCCTTCAGTTCGCAACACCATCATGGGTATTGATCGTTACGTAAGTTCAGACTTCGTAAACAACGGTCAAGTAACCAACGGTCAAATTGGTCAACTGTACGGCATTGACGTATTTGTTAGCACCAACTGCCCTGTTGTTGAAGCTGCTGGTGATAACTCTGCTTCTGCTGTAGACTCTCTGGGCGCTCTGTTGATCCAGAAGGATGCAATTGTAATGGCTGAACAACTGGGAGTTCGCTCACAGACTCAGTACAAGCAGGAGTTCCTTGCTAACCTGTTTACCTCAGATACTCTGTATGGCGTTGCTGTACTGCGTCCTGAGTCAGGTTTGACCTTGGTTGTTCCTAAGTAATAACCATATAGCTGGGGGCTGCTACGGTGGCCCCTAGTTTTATTAAGGTATTTTAATATGAGTTTAGTAGGGCAGTTGATAGGGCCAGTCACAGGCTTGCTAGACAAATTTATTGAGGACAAAGACCAGAAGGCCATGCTTGCGCATAAGATCGCAACGATGTCAGAAGAACATCATCAGGATCTTATGAAGTCCCAGATCGAAGTTAACAAGGTAGAAGCAGCCAGTACTAAATTATTTGTTGCTGGGTGGCGTCCATTCATTGGTTGGACGTGTGGGCTGGGAATGTTTGGTAACTTTATCACAATACCGTTTTCTAACTTTGTACTAGCCTTAGCAGGTATGGACATTGTTATTCCTTTGGTTCCGCTAGAAACTATGATGCCTGTCCTCATGGGCATGTTAGGGTTGGGTGCTATGCGTTCATTTGAAAAGACACGGAAATAAACAGTGGCTCAATACGAAACCTTAGGCAATGCAATAGACAGCTACAAAAATTCTTTAGTAGCTGGTGCTGATTGGTTTGAAATTGATGACGTTGATAGGGTAGACTTTTATTACGACAGTGGCTTTAAAAATATTTTAGGCAGCGAGGCCGGGGTTTTTTCTTCTCTTGATGTTGTAGGAGGAGAAGCAACTATGTTTGGGGGTGGACAGTCCTCTGACAAGATATTTGTTGACAAGAACACATATTTTGACAGAGTAAACCCTCCTGCTTACCTAAGAAACTTTTTCACTCCAACTACTACAGCATCTGCTGCATCTGCTTACTCAAACATTAGTAATCTACAGAATCCATCTAATATAGCTTCTGTACTTAGTAATCACTACGGGTATGAAATAACACCTACTGGACAAAACTTGGGCAGGTTCGGAGGTAATCGCCAGTCATACACAGGATCATCAGAAGGGCAGTTATCAGATTTTCATTCTCTGGTAGAGCCTATTTTAGCTGAACAAATACCTTATCTACAGACAGTAGAGGGTTTGAGCTACCAAGACGCCCTACAAGAGGCTTACAAGCGTGATCCCATGCTTCAGGCGTTGTACTATAAGTATGATGTAACTCCTAATAGAGTTGGCCCTAATGGGTCTCAGTATGTGTACGATCCTTTTTCTTATGGTGAAATTAGGACGTTTCACGCTGACAAGGACTTTGTTGACACCCTTTTCAGCGCAGTTCCAGCAATAGGCCTTGGTTTGCTGTTAGGCCCAGCAGCAGGAGGTCTAGTAGCAGGCGCAGGAATTACTGGAACAGCAGGATCTGCACTTGCAGGCGCTTTGTCCGGCGCTGGATCAGCGGCTATTACAGGTGGAGATGTTTTAACATCAGCACTCACAGGTGGTTTAGGCGGCGCTTCAAATGCTTTTATACAGGGAGCAGATTTAGGTACTTTTGGAAATGCTGCCGCTGAAGGACTCTCATCAGCAGCTATTGCAGAATTAACTGGGGGAGATCCTTTAACAGCAGGCTTGATGGCTGGAGGTATGTCTCTTGGTCAAGATTTTATATCAGATCTCAATACACCTGATACAGTATTAGATATTAGTGCTGACCCGTCAGACATTACATTTATAGATATTAACGCTGACCCTACAGCACTTTCTGGAGATTTAAGTAGTGATGAGATTATTGGGGCAATACCTCAAACAGAAGCGGGTCAGGCACTTAATAATTTTCTTAATCAAGTAGGAGATATTAATTTTGACTTCGATGAATCATCTTTTGATATTTTAAATCCTGCTGGAGTTACAAGCTCTGATTTTAACCAAACTTTTGGAGTAGACTTAAGTTCAGCTTTTCCATCTTTTAATAACCAATATAATCTTGAAGATCAGTCTGGAGGTACTTTACTTCCTTTACAGCCGACGGCTTCAGGGCAAGCAGGATTTACTAGTGCTACAGAAAATTTATATACACGATTAGATAACATTGATTCAGAAATAGCAAGACTTCAGGGTATATCTGATCCTAGAGGACTTTCTGCTAGACGGGCTAGAATAACTGATTTACAGGCACAACGCGCTACTATTCAAGGCTCTATAGATAATATATTTAACACTGGTGATGCTGATACCATTCTTAGCTTAACAGATTCTACTGTTGACTTTGAAGATCCTTTTGCTCAATTTAATCCTCTCGACGGAGTGGACTATGATACTTTATTTGATTCAGACCTATATCAGGAAGGCCAACAACCTTCGACAACTTCCCCGGAGTTTGATACAGGAATTGACATTGTAAATGATCTTGATCTTACGCCGCAAGATCTTGATGTAAATATAAATCAACAATTTACACCAACAGACCCTCAGTCTATTATTTCTAATATTTTATCGGAAATTAGCGTAGGTGGGGGCGGTGGAGGCTCTACTAACTTATTTTCTCCGGGCAGTATAACTAATGCTATATTAAGTGGAAACTTTAATTACTTAAATCTAAACAACACTAATCTGACTGGTGGCGGTGGTGGCAGTGGCAATGTCAGCGGTGGCACTAGCACAGATACTGGCTCTGGAAGTGGTACTGGCACTACGGGCACTACTGGCACTACTGGCACTACGGGCACTACTGGCACTACGGGCACTACGGGCACTACTGGCACTACGGGCACTACTGGCACTACTGG